ACTTTAACTCGGTCACCCAGCTGAACCGCTTCCGCTGGCTCAGCTACATCGGTCACCGTCTCATCAAGACGGTTGAGCTCGAGATTGGTGGCCAGCGCATCGACCGCCAGTACGGCGACTGGATGCAGATCTGGACCCAGCTGTCGCAGGACATCGGCACGGTTGAGGCGCTCAACGACATGCTCGGACACACCCACGACCTGGTGCTGATGAAGGACCGTCGTGGCTATGCGCTGGATGCCTCGTGCGCTGGCTCGGAGCTGACGAACACGTGCGCGCCCCGTGCCGGCACGCCCGCGCGTACGCTGTACATCCCGCTCCAGTTCTGGTTCTGCCGCAACCCGGGTCTGGCGATCCCGCTGATCGCGCTCCAGTACCACGAGGTGCGCATCAACATCGAGTTCGAGCAGTGGATCAACTGCACGTACTACGAGCTGGTGGGCAGCTCGGCGGCCCCGACGTCGATCCAGTCCCTGACGGCCGCGTCGCTGTACATCGACTACATCTACCTGGACACGGAGGAGCGTCGCCGCTTCGCCCAGCAGACGCACGAGTACCTCATCGAGCAGCTGCAGTTCACGGGTGCCGAGTCGATCACGTCCTCGAGCAACAAGATCCAGCTCAACTTCAACCACCCGGTGAAGGAGCTCATCTGGGTGTGCCAGCGTGACTCGTTCGTCGACTGCTCGCAGCCGGCTCCCTCGCACATCGCTGAGGTCAACGGCTGCCAGCCGTTCAACTACTCCGATGACTTCACCACGGAGGGTGTGATCATGGACGTGCTCGCCCGCGGCTCGCTGGGCGGCGGTGCCTCGACGCTCAACGTGCCGACCACGTCGGATGGCTCGTCCGGCCCCTACCTCCCGGGTCTCGGTGTCCAGGTCGGTCCCTCGCTGTCGGGTGCGTCGTGGCTGGACTCGAACTTCACGACCACGCAGAACGACCAGCAGTACCTGTTTGAGGACACGACCAACTACCTGCTGGCCAAGGTCATCCTCGACTCCGGCACGCGTTGCTCTGGCAAGTGCCCGATTGAGGTCGCCAAGCTGCAGCTCAACGGCCAGGACCGCTTCACGGAGCGTGAGGGACGCTACTTCACGTATGTGCAGCCGTACCAGCACCACACCCGCACGCCGGCGGCCCCGGGCATCTGCGTGTACTCCTTCGCCCTCAAGCCGGAGGAGCACCAGCCGTCTGGCACGTGCAACTTCTCGCGTATCGACAAGGCCACGCTCCAGCTCACGGTGTCCGTGAACACGGTGCGCGCCGGCCGCACGGCCCAGGTCCGCGTCTACGCCGTCAACTACAACGTGCTCCGCGTGATGAGCGGCATGGGTGGCCTGGCGTACAGCAACTAGACGTCCCAAGGGGTCCTCCCCGGACAGCCGAGATCTCTCAAACCACGAAGAAGAACCAAAAACAAAACAACAAATGCGTCTGGAAACCCAGGTGAATTTGTGGTTATACCGTAATGGTGATCTATATCCCCCTTGGAGATACGTGCTCGCCAGCACATGCGATAAAGGGACTCGGATTGCGATCCGCCGCGTATCCGTTTGATTGGATAACCGGGAGCACCGAGTCTATCGTTGAGTGCATTCTCACTGATTTCAAGGACTTCCATACAGGATTATACCTTGCGACTGTGAATCCGCACATCGGAACGAACACTGTCCTGATCGATGCACTGGGATTTAAGTTTCACCACGACTACCCGACAACAAAGGGGGAGACCTGGGAAGACGACAGTCAATCTCGTAGCGAAGAATGGCATATCGTAGACAACTGGGCAGATTCATACCCAAGTGTATACGAGAAATATCAACGACGCATTCAGCGGTTCAGGGACGCGATGCGTGGGGCCGAACCCGTGGTCGGTGTCTGTCGGCGGTCTGTCGGAGAGTGTCATCATATTTTGGATGCGATTCGGAAAGTATATCGCCGCGACATTACCATCGTAACTGCATGTAAGACGGGAAGCACGGAGCGGAATGTCATTGCATGCGACCCAGAAGAGGGTGGAACATGGGATGATGTAGCCGTGTGGAAACGGGCATTCGAACGCGTACCAGCTCCGTCCCGTGGTCTGACATTCTCTTCACATGGCTTTGTTCGTTCGTAACGGTAGCAGACCATGGTCACATCCGCCAGCGAGGTGGATAAAGTAGTTCTTGTCATGGAAGTCTTCGAGCCGGGTCGAGGGCGAATCGGACTTCCAGATGATCCATACTGCGTTGAACTCGCTCGGCAATGTAACCACCATGTCAGACGTTTGGAACTCATAGTTGACAGTGGTCTGTTCAAAGTGGAACCCACGTGGATGGCCGATGCTTTTGAGTACATGTGCCCCATAGACTCCTTCGAGGTAGCTCCGGTGTTTACGTGGCTGAAAGACCATTACACCGCCATTGAATATCTTGTCTGTTTCCAGGGAGTACCCACATAGCTTATAGTACTCACACGCAGGCCACTCCCATCCGTTCTTCTTTTGCACCTCGATACGCCGGGCAAGCGTTGGTTGCGAATACTCGTCGACCATACCGATCTTATCACCAAAATCGCATGCTTCGTGAACTGGGGGAGAGTTCGGATTGATGATAATATCCGCGTCTACATAGACTATGAAATCATACTCGGCTGACCATTCTTGGCTACACAAGAGCAGCTTTTGAAAAGAGATTGAATGGGGATGCTGAACACGAGCGTCGAGATAGCTTGATATGACCTTGAAATCGTATCCATGCTTGGATGCATATGCCTCCTGGCTAGGACGGAAGAGCCGAGTATAGTCTTCCACATATTTATCGCCGATCGCGAGAGTGGCTAAACAAACTCGCATTATCATTGCCCGTGAGAGTATTTGCGGAAATAATCATTCGAGTCATGATACCTGAAATGCCCACCGAGCCCGATCGGTTGAACGCCTACGCTCCACGCTGCATACGGAAATCCAATCTGATCCTGGGTCGACAGTGTGAGTAGGTCATCGTACCACTGGTTCAACATAGGGACCGTCTTCGGGTGCTTCATATTCCAGGCCACAAAGCACGTAACCCACACACCGATATCCTTGAACCCGTTCCGTAGGTACACGCGGTACTGCTCGTCTACATCCTGATAAGGCTGAGACTGGCCGAACCAAAACGTAGAAGTATACCGCTCAAAGTGAGACTCCTTGACCTCATTCGCGAGGAGCCCATTTCGCTCAGTATGATCAATTGTAATCACGTTCGTATCGGTCTTGTTCGTCAGTGTGTCAATAACAAACTCGACAACTCGCGGGTTTGTGATCTCTATGCTCCCATCAATCCAGATTACGAACTCGTAATTTTGAAGGCGGGGAATGTTCTGAAAGTTCTGCTTGTAGTACTTGGCGATATTGAAGGTATGCTTGTTGTTGTCGATGGAGTTCATCTTGTTCGGCGTATCTAAGGGGCTTCGGTTGACAATGTGGTACGGTGTAGTGTCGATAATCCATCCGTTCGAACGTACATTTCCGCCCGGCGACATGAAGCAAATGAAATCGGACTCGATCGTCTGCTTAGCAAATGGCTTGCATGTCTTCTCGTATCCGCCATAATTCGCAGTGATAAAGGCAACACGCGGGAGACTACGTGTTGTATGAGAAATACCTTCGTACTCCATCTGTGTGTATACCTGACACTTTTCGTGTAAAGGGATTCACACAATGCGTGGGATGTAGTAGAAATGCTGCCTGTCGTTGTAACGTATGCGAATAGTGGGTATCGAGACTTCGTCGAGAACCTTCTGCGTAGCTTTCTTTACGTAACAAAGAACCATCGCATCGTGTGCTACTGCCTCGACGACGGTATTTACAACATCCTCGTTCAGTATTACAATCATCCTCGCATTGAAATTCGCAAATCAAGTCAGCTAACGCAGGGAGAGACGGCTGGATACGGATCGGCACAGTTTAACCGGTTAACGCATACCAAGATGCAGATCCTTCTCAACCAATTGAAAGAGTCGCCATTGGTCCATTTCGTCGACGGCGATGTCATTTTCCGCAAAGAGCCCAGCGAGGAATACTACGCAAAATACGCAGATTACGATATCGTGTACCAACGCGACGCTGCTCCCGCACCCTTTCATGAGTGGACGTGCACTGGAAACATGCTGCTACGTAATACCCCAGAGACGATCAGGTTTCTTGAACTCATCAAGTGGAAGCAGTCATACCTCAATATGAATGACCAGGAGTGTCAGAGGGAGATCTTCCGCGATGCGAAAGTAACTGATATTCGCAACTACCCCCTGGCAAAGCTCACCGAGTTTCCCATGGAGGAGTTCACGAGCGGGTTCGTGGTCCGCGAATTCATTCAAAAGGACGAGACAGATACGCACCACGCTATCTTTCGCGACTATCCGAAGATGAAGCTCGAATCTCTTCACGACTCCTGCATTGTCTTCCATGCAAACCACGTGTCGGACAAGAAGGACAAGATCGACCTATTCAAGACAATGGGGTCGTGGTATTTCTAGGCGTATTTCCGAAGGAGATCTTCATGTTCTCTTGCCTTTTCGACTGATGTGAGCTTCTTCGTTAACTGGTCTGGATGGTGGCGATCGATATACGTGATTGTATCGACAAAGAAGGACGGCGGACCCGCTGCCAAGAAAAGACGATGAAACCAATCCATGTCCAGGACCCAGATAAAGCGTGGGTCCATCTGAATATGCTTCAATGTATCGCGGATCACGACCTTGGTGGGACCACCAATCGTGTTTTCGTGAAGAATGTTGCCCGTCCAACGAGGAAAGTGACATCCCTCGCTCACAGGATCAAATTGACAGGACACGGCTACCCATTGAGACCCCGTCTGGTTCATGTGTTCAACCACGTCCGAGACAGCCATTGGGTGTGCAAGTCGATCGTCCATTGCGATGTAGTGAAGGAACTGGCCAGTCGCATACTTCAGTGCGTTGTTCCAGTTATGACATGGACTTCCATAGTTTTCGCTGTAGCGAACATAGATTACCTCGACACCCTTTGTGTCAAGCGACCGGACTGCGGTCTCGATCTTGTCGTCTTTACTGTGATCAGAAACGACGCATTGAATCGGGCGATATGTCTGGCTAATGATTGAGTGTAGACAGTCGGTTGTGAATCCAACGCCCTTCCCATCGCACTCATACGTTGTTACCAGTGCAGAATATACGGACATTGTTTAGAAATCATATATTATAAGTCCACATGACACGCAGTACCCTGCTTGAATGGCAAACCACCTATAAGAACCCGACTACGCTGATTGTCCAGGCATCGCATCCCAGTGGGGATGACTCGTGGATGCCCTTTCCAATCGGAATGTGTTATCATTATCCTTCCCAGGTCGGAAAGGGTCAGAGTATTCAGATAGGATCCCATGAGAATTTGGTCATGTGTGCGATCAGCACATCAACTGACCGGAACCGCCGCCCCCATCCAAAGAATAGGTCGTCGATCCTTGCCACCCTTGCTCGGAATGGGATCCACAATCAACAGCTTCCGCCACCTGTATATTATGACCAGCTCCCGCATGTCAAGTTCGTCGTCTCGCCCGAGGGAAATGGAATTGACTGCCATCGCCACTACGAAGCACTGATTGCCGGTGCGATTCCAGTTGTAGAGCGTCATCCGCTTACCGAGCAAAAGTACGCCGGATGCCCGGTTCTGTGGACAGACGATTATTCGGAAATCACGCCCGAGTATCTGACGTCGGCATACAATGAGATGATCGACAAGGAGTATGACTTTTCAAAGCTCTTTATGGATGCCTACGACGAGCCGACGCGTGCCCGTATTCGCGAGTGTGGCAATTACTGGGTAAAATGTACCACGAAAATGACCTGGTATTGACATAATGGACGTCTTCTGCATACACCTTCCGCACCGGACGGATCGAATGGTAAACATTCAGAAGATAGAACGGTTCTATCCTTCTCTGAACATCCACGTCGTCGAAGGTATTCAACACGAACGCGGCCTGACTGGCTGCCTACTGTCGCATCAGAAGATTGTGCGTATGGCGAAGGAGCAGGGTCGGCCGTACGTGTGGGTCATCGAGGATGACTGCAAACTGCTTCCTGGAAACGGGGCACTGGTCTCGTATGCGAATAAAATTGCCAAATACCTCGGTGACAACCCAAAGGTTGGCATTGTCAATGGATGCGGAAACCTCGAGGAATTCAAGGTCGACACCATTCAAGCTGTGGGCGACATGTTCTTTCTGACCGCTCCTCAGGTATGGGCCACACACTGCATGTTTTACTCGCAGTCCTGTTACGATGCGTTTTTGGGCTTAGATCCCGGGGCTATCATTGACACCGAAACCAACAAGCTGAATCTGGTGTTCACGTTTCCATTTCTAGCCACACAGGTCACATCGTTCTCGGACATCACGAAGAAGGATGTGAACTATGATAATATTGTTCAGTCACGCAACTATGTTGCTCATGTGTTACGCGAAAAGAAACTATACAAGGAGTGATAC